ACCATTGATAACTGCACTTGTGCTATTGCCACTATCTAATACAATGTTGTGGTCATTTAAATTTACAGTAGTTGAGTTTACAGTAGTTGTTGTACCTGATACTGTCAAGTCACCTGTAACTGTTAAGTTATCATTTACTGTTACTTCAGATGTAGTATGCCCTATAGATATTGGAACACCTGATGTGGCAGTACCGATAGTTATGCCATTAGATGTGTTAGAATTGTCTATGTTTAAAGTAGATGTACTATCTAAGGAAATACTAGAACCATCAACAGCTAATGTTCCATCAATATCAGTATTGTCTAAGTTAGTTGTTCCGTCAACATCTACATCACCTGATACATCCAAACTACCTGCATCTAACTCACCTGACAATGTAATATTTCTAAATGTACCTATATCTTTATTGCTGTCAACTACCACACCCAAACTGGCAGTTACTGTACCTGCAGTTACTGCATCAAGAACGTTCAATTCTGCAGCAGTGGTTGTTACGGCAGTTCCACCGATCAACAACTTATCTTTAACGATGTCTACTACAGCACCTCCTGCTGTCAGCAACTTGTCTGCACTTTCATCCCAAAGTAAATATGCACCTGATGTAGCACCAAAAAACTTGACATCCACACCTGTATCATCTACACCGAAAGTAGTCGCACCATCTATCTGAACAGCACCATCTATATCCACTGCATCTAAATTGGTTGTTCCGTCAATATCAGCATCTCCAGATATATCAAGAGATGTTGCATCTACTTCACCTGCAACAGTTAAAACACCACTGGCTACTGTCATTAAGTCAGTGTCACTTGTATGCCCTATGGTTGTTCCATTAATAATTACGTTATCAACTGTAAGTGTTGTCAACGTGCCTACAGATGTAAGATTAGGCATTGCAGTTATTTCATCGTCAAAGTATGCAGCTAAATCTGTAACTGCAACCTGTTTCATTGTGCCATCATCATTAAACACAACTCTGTCAGCGTCTGCTACTGTAGTTGAACTAGCAGTTGTATCGCCATCTATTATATTTAATTCAGTAGTTGTTACTGTAGCACCATCAAGTATTTCTAGTTCTGCTTCAGAAATACCTGCTGAACCTATCGTTACTGTTCCTGAAAAAGTTACATTAGCACCACTAAATGTCATAGCAGTTGTAGGTGTTGAACCTGACTTAATTACAAGTTCGCCACTTGAGTTTGTAAATGCCCCATAAGTAGCACTACCATTTTTAAGGGTAATATCATCCCCATCTGCATCGAGGATTATATCCCCTGCGGCATCAAGTGTAATCCCACCTGAACTGGAAAGCTTGATTGCGTCTGCATTAGTGCCGTCAGACACAAGATCCAGATCACCATCAGCATTACTATAAATATATGTACCAGTGTCCTGAAAGTATAGCTTTTCAGTGCTGTTAATAAGTATGTCATCAGAGAATTTAAAATAATCCTCATCCTCCATCCAGTATAATACACCATCATTACTCTCACCATCAAAAGTTACTGTAATATCTGTACCAGCAGTTCCTGCTCCAAAGGTTAAAGTATTACCCAATAATTTTGTTATTGGTCCACCTTCATTGGCAGTACCATCATGCGTATGTCCACTACTTGCTTGAAATGCAGCTAGTAACTGGTCAAATTCATCATTGGTATGTGCTGCTGTAATTGTATCGCCATCAGTATATGATGACTGTCGTGTATACGTTGCTCCCATTTATCTTCTAGCCCCTACCTGATATTCTAGACCAAATCCTTTCAGTGAATATGGTGCTGTTGTTGCACTGTCGTTAATTCTTAATGCGACAGCAAATCCTGATCCTTCTACTGGTTGCCTTACAAGTGGTTGTGAAGTACCCCCATAAGTACCGGGAGTAGATGAAGTTGCACCATAACTGGTTGTTCCATATATTGCAACGACATCAGTAGAAGTTAATGAGTAAGCTGCAGGTCTTGCAGAATCTTTATCCTCATAATCATAACGTACAAACATATCAGCGTATATAGCTGACTCTGGTTTGTAGTTAAGAATTACTCTTTGCATATGTTTTCGTATGCCCGGATCACCAAAGGTTAAATCTGGACTTCTATATCTTCCAGAAATCTTTGTTCCGTTAAAATCATTTCCCTGTTCTTGCCTATAAATATATCCATCGTATCCACCGTGTAGGACAAGAACTTTACCTGCTTCTACAAAAGTATCGGTTGATGCAGGTTTAATTCCTTTTAATTCTGCAAATTCAAAGGCTGCTCCTTGAGCAGTTCCTTTCATAACACAGATAACACCTTCTGTACTTCCTTCACTTGTTCCATCTTTAGGAAAAAATATTCTATATTGTGTTTTATCAGGTATAACAACTGATTCAAATAGGGCTGAATCTTTTATAACTCCGTCAAATACGGATTGTATGTTTGCACTTATTGTTCCAAGTTCAACGTCACCAATTCTTGCAGTACCTGCAACTGTACGCAACCCATCTGGTCCAAGAAAGATTAAGTCACCTGCAAATTCCTGTATAGTGTCTCCGTTGACACATCCAATATTTCTTGTTACAGGAACAATAGCAAAATCTGCTAAAGCACTTCCTGTTAATTTAAAAATTCTGTTTTCACAAAATATGAACAGACTATCACGGAATGTTTTTAATCCAACGATTGTATCATCAACTTTAACGCTTCCTGCACCACTTCCTGAACTAAACGCATCTTCGTCAAAAGGCTGACTAAAGACTACTTCTTGTGGTGTACTAGACATTCCTGCGTAAAACATGTGTTCTCTAAATGATGCAACGTATTTAGCACCTTCGACACTTGATGCTGTAACATCTGTAGCTGTAAAAGATGTGTTAAAAACTGTAGGATCATTTGTTCCATCTACAACAATTATCTTATCATTACCATCATAATTAAATCGTTCAAAGTTGTATTTACTAGCACTGGTTCTTCCAGTATCTCTAACTGTCCAACTTTCTGATACTACATCATCTATTGAATGAGCTGCTGCAGAAGTAGAACTGGTTGCTCGTGTTACACCAGTAAATGTTGTGGCTGTTTTACCTGTGTATGTAAATATTTCTGAATTAATTTGTATTGTTCCACTTGAACTAAATCCACTTGTGCTGTCTACAGTTATAGTTCCTGATCCTGACATTGTTGCACTTGATGCTATTGCAGTTGCTAATTCAGTTGAAGCAGATGTCCAGATCTTTTCTCCTCTGGCAGCCACAATATTATTGTTAAAAAAGGCTGTCATTAATACTTTTTCTGTGCTGGCAGATGTTTCAGGAACTATATGATTTACATATTTTTTAAATCCATTTATTCTTCTGTAACCCCCTTCAATGTCAGGTTCAAAGTTCAATAACTCTAGTGCCTGTCCGGGCTGCATAATAAATGTTGATCTACTCTTAACCAAGCCACCTTCACATGTAAACGCAAATGGTTGTGTTTGTGAAAGATCAGGCATCTATACTGCTCTCATGTAGTTTTTTCGGTTAATCAATTCAACTCTCATTCGTTTTACACCATCTTGATACTCTTGATTAGCAAATTGAGCATTTTGTAAATCAGAACGCAACATAAATGCGTAGTACCTTGCTCTAGCTATTATTACAGGTTCAAATCGTGTTGGAATTATAGATGTATCGTCATGTGAAGATAAATCTGTATGGGTAGTATAATAATCAAATTTAATACTTAAATTATCGCTGTCAGGTATAGGGCTAAGACCTATTTCATCATTATATGTTGTAAATACATAATTTGGTTCGCCAATTTTGTTTACATCTGTTGAACTATCCGTTTCTCTGTATTTATCGTTCCAATCTTCGTAAGTAAGAAAACTTAATTTTTGAGGATTAATGTCAGCTTGAGTTACAGTAACTAACCCAACATATGCATCACTACCTGATGCTTCTGCAAATGTAATATAATGAGTTACTGCAGTAGCAGTAAAAGAAAAAGTTGTATAGGATGAATCGTTTGCATTGCTAAGTGTTATAGTTTGTGATTTAGTTTGTGATCCACCTGATGAAGTACCGATAGTAACCGTAGTTGTTGCCCCTGTAAGTTTTACAACCACATCATATCCTTTTCCTACAATTAGATCAGACATAGCCTGAGTAGCTGAAGCACTGGTAAGTTTCATCGTATTGCCAAACTTAGAACTGGCTGCAGGAGTACCTGATACAGTTGTCCAGCCTGTTATGCTTGCAGATCCACTAACTTCAAAGTCACCATTAGTAATGTAGTCTTTAGGTTGAAGAAACACTGTATCATAATCAAGGTATTTTAAAGTAGATGATACGGTAGCATATGCGTAGAGTTGTTTACCTGATACAAGATCTAATGTTCCCCCTGCTCTAGTAAAGGGCCAGTTAAGTTCTGAATTAACTATATCTGTAATTCCTCTATTAACAAAATCTTTTACAGATGTTTGAATACCCCTAGAACTACTAAACGTAGAACTGGTCAATTCTACTTCATTTAAATCTCTTAATACGTTATTTATTAATACTAGGTACGTGCTTGCCATTCTGTTTCTCTAGCTTTATTATTGACTTATAAATATCTTTATAGACATTTATAAGTTTAGTTTTAACTTCTTTTGCTTGTTGTTCGGATTTTGCTTTACTTTCAGCAAATTCTAGGGCATCTTTAAAGAACTGTTTCATATTTTAGTATACATGTTACTGATTCTAAATGCAACCCTATTCTGTAAATTGATCCTTTATACTTTTAATTACACTCTTTATATCAAAAGGTTCTTCATTTGGTCTGTATGGGCATTGGTATTCTCTAGGACATTCTCCTGCATCATATGGAATGTATTCTCTATATTGTGTGTTATTTGCTCCTATAAATACACATACTCTTTGATTTTTACCTAATATTTGACTTGCTAACCTACAAGTCGTCATTTTACCTCTTGCTTCATCTATTCCTAACAAGATATAAAAAAGAAAAGCTAGTGCAAGTAAAGCTAGACTGAAAGACTTATTATCCATATCATCCATCCTATTGCTCCACATCCTATAAGTGATGCGATGCCTATGATGGTGTAGTCTCGTATCTGTCTATTTCTTTCTTCTCTAGCATACACGGCTTCCCTTCTACTTCGCCTAATACGACCTTCTTCTTTTATTAAATCATCCCACGCTTGTAAACCGTAATTAGCTATTAAAAAATTTTTAAGTTCTTCTCTTTGTTTTTGGAGTTTCTTCTTACTTGCATAAGACTCCATTGCAACTTGTTCTATAGACCCATTAAATAATTTATCAAACGTTGAAGGGCTATTTGCATTTTTGTGAATGTTATCTACATCACTTACAGCAGACATCCATGTAGATAATTGTGATCCTAAATCTTCAATCTCACGACCCATCATAATGGCTTTCTTTATACCATTATATGCGGCCGTTGCTCCACTGACTGCAGCAGATAACGTAATAGGGTCAAGCATGTTTATATCCTTTAAATTTCTTGTCTCTAGGTTTAGAATATTGAGACAAGGCTAACTTATGTCTCTCCCTGTCTTGTTGTTTGATAAGTTCTAGTTCTGTAAATCTACACCTTTCATTCGGCTTATCAGTCTTTCGGCTCTGTTTGTTACTTGGTTGTACCATCTACTCTGTTTCATTTGGTTTGCGGCTTCGATGTGGTCGCCATCTCTTACAGCCTGTATCATTAATCTAAATTTAGAAAATCTTGGGTATCCAAGATTATACATCATATTTGCCATGATTAACTTTACTTCTTCTTTCATGGCATCCCAATCATCAAATATTTTTTTGCAGTCCATGATTGTTATGCGTATGTCTTGTTCAAAACACTCAACAACTCTTTGTGAAGATACTGGTGTTCCAACAGGTTGTCCGTATTCTGGATCATTATCTTTAATTAAATGTCCAATTCCAAACGTGGGTAAATTTAAATGATCAAGATAAATAGACTCTACTCTACCTTCATCAATCTCTAATTCAACACGTAATCTATCTATAAATGTTTCCATTATTTTCTCCCACTAATTGCACTAAAGCCAAAGTATGCTCCTACTAAACCACACATACTTATGTATTGTGTCATAAGAATACTCTCTGCTTCTGCAAGTCTGTTTGGAAATGCTAAAGTTAGGATAGTGGTAATACCCATAAGAATAATTAAAACCCAAGCCATTCTCCTTTTATTTACTTGGTATGCCATTTTATCAGGAATTAAATCATCATCCCCACATCTGCAAGTACCTTCACAAACATCACAACCCATTAATCATTCTCCTGATAAAGATTATTAAATGTTACGTGTGGATCTAAATAACTTTCATGCTGTTCAGCAGAGTGTGTCCACTGAGATGGTGCAAAGTCTGGAGGACCTTCACCTGTTCTCCATAAAGCAGGACTTGTTGCACGAACTCTGTTATTTGGTAATGCAACTAAATTACCTGTCCACTCTCCTGCATCTGTAAGATATAACACATGACTTTGTTTGTGTTGTGCAGGATCATCGGCTATATCACTATCTGTATAGTCAACAGTAAATAGATATTTGCCTTTGTAAAACTCATTATCTATTTTGCAAAGCCACGGACTAGAACTTACTCTGTCCATCACAATAACACTGTGATGTCTTGATTCACAATCCCACGGCTGTGCTAAATGATCTTGCATGGGTGTGGGCCATTCATCTACAGGAATATCGGCTACCAAAGCTTGTATTGGCATCCTAGCCCACATTGCTCCCCCATGTATATTTTCCATACCGTCTTCTAAATCTGATTCACATCCTGTAAATACAACTTGAAAACTTAGTGATCGGTCTGGGATGGTGTTTACTGCAATAACCATAGCGTGTAGAAATTCGCCATGATACCTTTGATGATTGCAAGTAAACTCTCTACGTACCCAACAATGAAAATGGGGTACGTTACTTATAAGGTACGACACTAATTATCTCTTGCCACCTCTAGCCATTGCTTTTGTTTTTTTGCCACCTCTAGCCATAGCTTTAGATTTCTTGCCACCATACATCATTTTTGTTTTAGCACCATTCTTACCTTTAATTTTAGCTATGCCTTTTGCAATACCACCTTTTGCCATAGCTTTAGATTTTTTACCC